TATTTCTTAAAATAAGCAAAATTTACAAAATTTAAAGAAAGGAGGTTACTCGAAAATGAGCAACCAATCGGAAAAGAAGTACCGATTTAATCAATACTTCAATTTGCCTAATCCAGGATTGCGGGCTTATTTTCAGCACGTGAGATCTGGATCTGACGAAGAGTACAGAACTACTTTCTTCAGGAACAAGCCTCTTGAAGAGATTCTACAAGGTTGGAACCGTACGCTTACCAAGATTAAGCGTGAGTGGCCAACTTTGTATGAATTTGAAGAAGACTTGCGTAAGAAAGTCGGTCCGATGTCCATCATGCGTCCGCTTCAAGAACGTATGCCCGACATTGACTCTTACTACGATTCAATTCACTCCGAATCGAAACCAATTAGTGCTTCTGCAGTCGAGGAAGCGATTAATTGGTTCAGCCCTCTGCGCGGGCTGAGACTCCGTGAGCAGGAGAGGACGTTAGATTTAATGAAGAAATCCACTAACTCCGGATCCCCTTATTTCACCAAACGTCGCAACGTCATTGATAAGACGTATCCAGCTATAGTGTATAGTAATACACAGATACTTCATTCTCATGAATGGGGTAGTGCTGCTGTTTTAGGATGGCGTGGACAAGAAGGAGGTCCTTTGCTCGACGACGTAAAACAAAGGGTAGTATGGATGTTCCCCTTTGGCGTCAATTTAAATGAATTACAGATGTATCAACCACTGATTGAGGGTTGTCAGGCCCACAATCTTGTGCCAGCTTGGATTGGCATGGATGCTGTTGATCGTGAGATTACAGCTTTGTTTGATACCAAATCAAAGAATGATTTAATTATCTGTACGGATTTCTCAAAGTTTGACCAGCACTTCAACAGCGATATGCAGCAGTGTGCTAGCGAGATATTGTCCGGTATTTGCGCTCCCACTGAAGATAACCGTAAGTGGCTGGAACAGGTATTCCCCATAAAGTACAACATACCTCTCGCGTATGATTATGGGAAGGTGCGCTATGGCGCACATGGTATGGGCAGCGGTTCAGGTGGTACCAATGCTGATGAAACTCTTGCCCACAGAGCACTTCAATATGAAGCTGCTCTTAGTCAGCATAAAACTTTAAATCCTCATTCAATGTGTCTCGGTGATGATGGCTTGTTAACGTACCCGGGTATCACAGTGGATGATGTAGTGCAAGCATATGCTAGCCACGGTCAGGAGATGAACACTGACAAGCAATATGCAAGCAAACACGACTGCACATATTTAAGACGGTGGCATCATACTAATTATAGAGTCGACGGTGTATGTGTAGGTGTTTACTCAACCTTCCGAGCTTTAGGTAGGTTGGCTGAACAAGAGCGCTTCTATGATCCCGAAGTCTGGGGGCCGAAAATGGTAGCGCTACGACAACTCAGTATAATGGAAAATGTGAAATGGCATCCATTACGAGATGAGTTCGCGGACTATTGCATGAAAGGGGATAAATACAGATTAGGTATAGATATCCCAGGTTTTCTTGACAACATTGAAGCTGAAGCCAAGAAAGCTACTGACTACATGCCGGATTTCCTAGGTTATACTAAAAGTCTGCAGTATGAATCTAGAAATAATAGCAGTACTGGCATTTCGGACTGGTGGATTGTTAAGTACTTGAAATCCAAAGCTTAACGTTGGGGGTAAAAC